CTAATCTGTTCTAATGATAGTCCTCTGTATATTCCTGTATCATTATCAACCCCCGGTATAACATATACCCCTATTAAGTTCCCCAACGGGCGACACCCTGACACACCCGGCGGTGTGTTAACTTTAACCACCGGGGTGTTTGGTGTGGGGTGTGGGCTGATTGTTAGTTTTGGTATGCTGTCGTTTTAACTTCTTTAGTGTTAAAGGTGAATGTTTCGCCACTATACGTTGTTATTAAAATCTGTTCAGCAACTTCGCACATCATAACATTACCAACCTGATTAATTTCTGCTATTTTCTTGCTTGTCTTTTTTGAATAAACAAATACTTTCATAACTTTAACCACCTTTCTTTTGATACATTAAGTATATCACGAAAGACGGTTAAAGTCAAGCATTATTTTAATTAACCGTGATAATCACTAAATCCAGCGGCGTAGTTTTCAACACCGCTACGGCGTTCGATTTTAGCTACACGGTCGTAGCTTTCAAACTCCGTCACACCTGAAACACGGTTAACCGCCCGTTCCTTTACTTCCTCAATCATACGATAGTTGTTATTCATATCTTCCATATTATAACCTCCCTAACCTATTCTTGTTACAATAATATTAGAGTCTTTACCCGCTGAAATTGCGTTAATGCTCCACACTTCCAATGTTAATACTTCATTAGCAGAACATTTTTTAACGTATGAAATCGGACAATAAACAACCCTTGCGGTTTCAGCACTCATATTATATTCATAACTATTTCTATATGAGCCGCCAATTCTGATTGAACCTTGCTGTTGACCTTGAACCCCTATTGCAAAATAACCCTGAATAATATACAAACCCGCGACGGGAACCGTTAAACTGTCTATTTGTGTCCATGTTTTAGCTGTTAACTGGACATTGTCGGCGGCTACCTTAGTATAAATTGTTCCTATTTGTGGATTGCTTAACGTGTCAATAGGGTTCCAATCATTCCAGTTGTTACCATAAACAATTAGAGGGTTATCAGTTTTAATTAAAGTCCCTTTAATGATGTTATTTATAAAATAGCTTTTCTGTGAGTTTTCAACACCTCCCGAAATATTCAGCGAACAGGTTGTAAATTTGTTGTCTGAAATAAGGGTGTCACCTATTGGAGATGAAACGGGTAAGGTTGCACGATAAAGATTAAAAAAGAAGTCATAATATTGATTATTTTCATCGTCAATTCGATTATTACCCCAACAAACATTATTAGAGTATTTAGCTCCAAAATCAGACCAACCCGCATAAATACCATGCAAACCGTTATTAGTGACGTGATTATTAAAACAGTTAATAAAACTACCTTGTAATGTAATACCATACTGTCCGAAAAAACTAACATTGTTATTGGTAACTTCTATCACAGAACTACTGTTTTTATATTCAATGTAAATTCCACGATAATTAAAGTTATTTATCCAGTTAGAACGCCCAGTAAGAATATTGTTGGAAATACGCACAAAGCCTATATCGCCACTCATGTAAATACCTGTATTACAACCATTCACAAAATTATTGTTAAAATTAATGTGGCGACATGTTACAAACTTTAACGCCGAACCTAAGTTTTCAAAATAGCAGTTAGAAATATCAGTGCCGATAATAAGCTCATTGCCGCCCGTGTGGTTACCGATAGCGGCGGGGTTTATACCAGCTAAAATGTTAGGGTTACCAATGAAAGAACAATTTACAATTTTTGTGTCATATGTGGGTGTACTATCATAAGGACCGAACCACGGAAAAACAACGTCATTAAGCGCATAATCTAACTGTACCATTTCTGTAAAGCTACTACCGGTCGCGCCATAGTTATAAAAATAACAGTTATCAATAGTACAGGATTTACAACTATTAAATTCGATAAAGTGCCACGCCTTAATATCGTGAAAAATGCAATCTCTAATAGTAACATTAGTACAGTGTTCCATTCCAACAAGAGTACAATAATTAGTCTCTGGAGAGCTAAAATCTATACCCTCTATAACTATATTGTAATTAGCACTCCAACCGCCTGTTATACCATCAGCGTCATTAGTAAATATTGCGTTTCCTGTCGTGGCTATTAATTTCGCTCCGTAACCGTGAACACTAACATTCGATGGGATTTTTGCCCAGTTACAAATATATGTGCCTACGGGTATTACAACGTGCTTTTTACCACTTCTTAATGCTGTCTGTATTGCTTCTGTACTGTCATTAACTCCCGTTGGGTCTGCTCCATAGTCTAACACATTAGCATAGTAAAAATCTAAAAGACTGTCAAGCTTTTTCGTGTTTTCTGTGTAAGTTAATAAGTTATAACCTACACTATCAACGTCAAACATTGGAACGTAGCCGAAAAATTCGCTAAAGTTAGGTTCAGAAATAGGCTTGCTATACTGCATAGCTTTATTTGTTAATACTCTGAACTGGTCGCCCCTGTGCGTTTCTCCGTTGGTTGCGGTAGTGTCTAACACGGTGTAACTTTCGGTTTTATTTCCGTCTACGGTTTCGTTAGAAGTACCTGTAACGTGTTCTGATTTATTGCCGTCTGTCTGTTCTGTATTATCCTTTGTAATATGAACCGTTTTGTTAACGGCTGTTTCGGAAATGTCGCCAGCCGTAACCGTTTTGTCTCCCTGTACGGTTTCGACACTGTTAGCGGCGTTAACGTGTTTGTCGCCTGTAATATCTTCAGTAACCGAACCCGCAATAACGTGTTTTTCGTTAGTGATATTTTCGGTTGAACCGTTGGCGTTAACTTCTTTTTCACCTGTGATTGTTTCGGTTTTATTGCCTAAATTTTCGGTTGAATTAGTGGCGTTAACTTCCTTGTTTGTAAGCTGTTCGGTTAATTTGTTTGCGGTTAATTCATATGCTACCTGAATAACCGTTTTAAAATTCCTTGCACTTTCGCTAATATCACCTGTAACCGTTTTAGTATGGTTTTCCGCTACGGTTTCGGTAAGGTCGTGGACATTAACGCTTTTATTACCTGTGATTGTTTCCGTCTTGTTGCCGCCTACGGTTTCGGTAAGGTCGTGGACATTAACGCTTTTATTACCTGTGATTGTTTCCGTCTTGTTGCCGCCTACGGTTTCGGTAAGGTCGCCGTTAACGTTGGTTGTTTTGAACCCCGTTAATTTCTTCTGTTCTGATTGCGTGTATACTTCAACCGTATTATTAACGCCGTTGTCGGTGTATGCCTTTAAACTCTGTTCATTCCACATTTTAACAACGTTGTTACTCCCGTTAATTAACACGGCGTTAGGACTTGCCCCGTAACATTTAAGTTGTTCAAGAATGGACTTCGACACGTCCATAACAACAAAGTTCTTACCTACAAGCGTTGAAACACTTTTAAAGATAAGGTTGTTACCCTGTACGATTCCTGTACCCTTTAAAACAAGGGCATTTTCTACTGCGTGCCTGAAAATAACGTCATTTAACTGTAAGTCGTTGTTAACGGTAATGTTTAAAAGGTCATAACCGTCTGTTAACAAACAGTTTGTAATTATAGCAGAGTTAACGGAAATAGTAAACAAGTTAACGTTGTTAACCTGAATATCCATGTTGCCATCAAAACCTAACCCGGTTAATGTAAGTTCGTCAACGCCGCCTGTGAACATTGCCGTTGTTGCGCCGCCTTTCATTATAAGGCGTGTTGTGTATCTATCCTGACCGAACAATGTAGCTTTATCACGCAATGTTAACGGCTGTGTCAGATAGGAACCCGATGGGAAATATACAGACATACCGCCGTTGTTATAGGCGTAGTCTATACAGCCCTGTATAGCTTCGGTATCATCGGCTGAACCGTCACCCGTTGCGGGTTTCAATCCTGCGGGCGGGAACTTCACGTTAAGCATATAGTTAGCCAAAACTTCCGCCAACACTTTTTCAATTTCTCCGCTTGAAATATATTCTTTGATAAGACCCATAATATAATCAGGCAATAAGTTATTGTTCTTAACTACTTCGTTAAGTGTGTTAACAACCTTACCTAACAATTCCATGTATGATAAAGAATCATCATACACAAGCGGTAAAATGTGCTGTACCCAATACCGCAACGGTTTAACCTCTGTGAAATTACCTATCATATTATAATCCCCCTTACCATAAATTCATAAATAATTCACTTAATTCATTGATAACTTGCATATCAATATTTAGAAACGTTGTTCTAAATTCGTTTAACATAGCAGAGTAAGAAACGCCGCCGTTTTTGCCCTTAACGTGTTCTAAATAGTCGTCTAATGAAGTAAGTTCTTTGTTAGCTGTCTGCGTGGCGTTTCGTTTCTCTGTGTCTGCGCTCGTTGTGTTCTGCGTTCCGCTTGTATCTTCGTTAGTTTTAATATTCTGCGTTGCGCTCGTTTCTTCGGTGGTGCTACCCGTGCGGGTGGTTTCGCTTGTGCTGTCCGTGGTGGTTGATGTGTCGGCGGTGGTGGAGCCTGTGCTTGTGTCCTCGCCTGAAACGGTTGTTTTTCCCGTCTGTGTGTCGTTGTCGTTAACCATGCGGGCATTAGTTAAATATGTGTCATTCTGTACGTTCTGCAATGAACCTTGCGGGGTGTCACTATACTTGTCGTAGTGCGCTTTAGTCCCCGTTGCGGATTCCTCGGAAGTGCTACCCGTGGTATTCTTAATATTTGTATCGCTTTTGCTATTCTGTTTTGTTTCCTGATTTTCTGAAACGTCAATGTTTTCCCGGCTTGTTCCGTCTTTGTTGCCGCTTTCTTTCGTGTCTGCGGTTCCCGTTTTTGTTCCACTTGTTGCGGTATCTACGGTTCCGTTTTTGGTAGCGTTAGCGGTTTCCGTTCCTGTCTGTTCGGTCTGTTCCGAACGGTTCAAGGTGTGGTCACGTGTTAAATCAACGTCATACATGGGGTTAAACTCTATTAACTCGGACTTGTAAAGCTGATTATAAAACGGCATAATTTCGTTAAGTTTCGTATCTAACTTTAACTTCCACAAACCAACCGTTTCTAACCCTATTTCACGTGTATAATAGTGTTTAAGTATTTTCGTTTCAAGAACTGTTCTGTAACTTTCGTCAAAGATAGGAAAATCAAAATCAAACACGGACGGGATAGCGGCGGTGATAATCTGTTTAACAGACGTTTGCCCCTCTGATTCACTCAACCCGGCGGCGGTTTCACAAATAAAGCGTACTTGTGTTGTGTACTTACTCATAGTCCGTAACCTCCTTTTCCTCCGTGTCGTCCTCGTTGTTATCCTGAAACATTGTTTTAATTTCTTCCCTAAAGTCAACTTGAATTTTTAAACCGAACATTTTGTTAATCTGTTCGGCGGCTTCACGTCTTGCGTTTAATCTACAAAAACGTTGTGCGGCTACGCCGCCTAAATTGCTTGTTATTTCGTCACTAATAAGTCGTTCCCGTTTCTCTGTGTTGCTGTTTTCAATGCCTAAATAGGTTAACGCTTCGTTCCATATCTGCCTTTTAAGTATGTTTAACTTGTCAGCCACATACGGAGCGTCAGTTTTCAAAACTTTTATGCCGTCTATGTCAAGCTGTTTGTCTCCAAAAATAAAAGGGTCGTTTCCGTCATACTGCATATAAAGATTTTTCATAGTTAACCGTTGGCTTTCGGTTGCCCTGATTAGAAGTGGCGTTTTCTGCGCCTTAACGTTAACATCTATTGTTCGTTCAATTTCGTACAATCTACGGGCGTACATTTCAACGTCACGCATACTGTTAGTATGTGTGTAGTTGTTGAATATAATAACGCTGTTCTGATTGTTAAGGCGCATTTGATAACCGTTTGTTGCGTATGCTGTGCGGTCAATAGGGATTCTGTAAACGTCAAGTTCGCCGCCTATCATACATTGCAAGCACAGATAACCTAAACCGCCGTCGTCCTGAAAGAAAACCGCCATACCGTCGGAAAATAACGTTAATTCTAAATAACGTTCGTCTACGGTATCGGGTAAATTCTTCCATTCGTACATATTTATTGCAAGTTCTAACAATCGGTTATAATACTGTAAATATGTGCGGTTGTTTAACAATGCGCTTTCCCATTTTTCACGCTTGCCCTTTCCCATGCTTTAACCTCCTTTCTATGCACTCGGTCTATTGTCTAACGAATAGTCCCCAACTTCGTCGCCGTTGCGCCAAAACGTTACACCGATGTCGTAAATTTGTCTTAACTTTGCCATATCATCAGCTGGAACGGAACCCGTTAGTGAAACATTGACAGTTTTAACATAGTTCCAATGTGGTCTAATAACACGGTTAGGGATTTTAACTCTATGCGTTGCGTACCCGTAAGCATTAAAATAGTCGTCAATAATGCGGGCGAATTCTGCCCGGATATGAGCATAGTAAAATTGAAAACCTTTTATTTGATTAGCCATGTTAATAATAGAACCGCCGCCGCCCCTTGCGTGGGGTGGTAAAGTGCTTTTATCACTAACACTTGCAACAAGACTACCTATCTGCTGAATACCGTTTAGGGTCATTCCCGCCCCTATCATTCCTTTGCTTGCGTACATAGCCGCCGCACCCGCCGCCGTTGTTCCGATTGCGTTTATTGCGTTTAATGCTAACTGATTTTGATTCTGTGCAACCCACGCTTTGAACGTATCAACCGTGTAGGCGCATTGTGGGAAATTCCCTATTGTTAACTTTTCATTGTAATTCTTTTCGACACCCTTATAGTTAAGCGGTACAAGCATACATTCAGGTGTACAGCACATAGCACCTGAAGCGTTAAAGCTGCATTTATCAGTGCTGAAATACTCAAAAGCGTAGTTAGCAACGTTTCCCTCGTTGTTTGTAACATAAAGTAGGTTATAAGGGTATGTGAATAACTTGTTGTTTCTCGGTATGTAACCGTCAATATCTGTTAAGTGTTTGTCACGTTCAATATTGAATACTTCTGGCATAGAAGATTGATATTCAGCAGTAAACGCAATAGGCAACATAAATATAGAAACAATCCCATCTGCCTTGTTTTGTTCGGTTGCATCGGCTATGAAACTTGCCGCACTCTGCCATGTGCTGAATACGTTGTAATGCAAACCAGAAAATACACCGCCATACATTCCCCCGGTTGCGTCGTCCATGTTTTCGTCAAAGGTTGCCGCTATTACAATCTGATAAAGATTGAATAAACTTGTTAACCCTAAATCCTTATAAATATAGTCACCTATTTCCAGATTTTCGGGCACAAGGTTGTCGCCTATATTATCCGTAAGACTCATTTCACGCTCAACGAAAGACATTTTAACGTCATAGTCGAAATGCCATGTTTGCATAACATCTATTTCAAAACTTACTTCGGACGTTTCGTTATTGACATATTCAACACCCGTTACAAACGCATAAAACCATTTGTTTCCGTATGCGGTGTTTTGGAACATAAGATAGTTGCAATCGTATAAATCGTCAGCTTTTTGCCCTATTCTTAACGTTCCTTTTTGTACCCGTTGATAAGATTGCGCCGCAAACGTGTATTTTGTTTTTCCTGAAAAATAAGACGTTTGATTTTCAACGTAGGCAAAATATATAGTATTTCTATATGTGTTATCTAACGGAACGTCTTTTAACAGTCTTATAGTTGTGTTTGGTGCTATATACACGTCTTAACCTCCTTAAAGTTTCACGTGAAACATTGTGTTAATGTTTCACGTGAAACGTTGTCATGTTAGGCGGGAACGGTAATAGTAGCAGTTCCCGTTTTATCTTCATCAAACGTACTTGTAGCGGTAACCGTTAACGTTTCCTTAGTTTCCTCCGGGCTAACGGTTAACAAGCCGTTTGCGGAAACCGTGGAAAGTTCACTGTCAACACTCCATACAACCGATTTAGGGGCGAAACTTTCAGCAACGACAACGGCGTTAAGCTGTAACATATTTCCCTTGTTTACGGTTGCGGTTTCAGGGCTAACAGTAACGGAAGTTACGGACGGCGTACCCGGTACAAAAATTTCGGCGTTTGCAAACGGAGATGTAGAAAAGGTTTTCCACGCATGATACCAATACTGCCAGTATAATCCCTCGCCGTTATAGTCCTCTGTAAATTTATACAGATTGTCGAAAATCATAAAATAGTCGCGGTCGACGATAATAGCCGGAACCTGTGCAAGTGTGGCTTTTTCTTCGGAAGTTAACGGAACATACCCGGCGTTGGGGTCGTCAGCAAAAAGCTGTGTTATACGTGCGTCGTCGATTTTGTCGAAACCGTCAATTTGAACACGGTTTCCCATAAACTCCGCTTTGTCCATGTTGAACGCCGCCGCTAAAACGTTAACATCCATGATTGCGTCAAAACGGGCAGTCGTGATAATAAACTGGTCTTTCTTATCGGTGAAAGTGCTAACTCCCGCAAGGTTATAATCGGCTGACATATAAACAAGGTTGTTACTTGCCGCCTTAACCTCTGTAACAATATCCTCTGCGTTTTCCTTGCTAATCTGCGGAACAGTTACCGGGTACAGATAACCGTTAAGAATGTTTCGGGCTAACATATACTTTGTTACCTGAAATTCGTCATAGTTATGCGCCGTATACATTGCGTCAACGATTTTAGCAATAAGGTCTGTAATGCCCTGCCATGAAAGAAACGCCTGTCTTAACTGGTCGTTGCTGATTGTAGCCTTGTAGAACTTCTGATAGTTCATAGTATGGAACGCCGCCCGAACGTCGGGAATCTCACGTTTCATAAAATTAGTTTCGGCTTTCTCCGGGTTAAATGTGTGCGCCTTTGCAATGTTAACAAACACTTCTTCAACGGTTTCGCCTAACTCCATTAACCCCTTTTTGAAAGGTGACCACGGGTTATAATACATTTTGCTTGTAATAATAACACGCCCGATACGGTTATACAGAGCTGATAAAAACTCATTCTGTAACGGCTCGTATTCCATCATTACGTTACCAATCTGTCTAATACTATCCGTATTAGCTTTAGCGGTTGGAATCATCTGTTTATAATACGGCGTTGCGCTTTTTCTAATACTATTAAGAATTTCAACCGAACTCGCGGTTAATTCAACGTTTTTAGGTTTAATAGCCACTGTTATCCTCCTTTTCTGTGAAAAGCTCGTCAAAGTCTTTAACTTCGCTTTCTTCCTTTAAATCTTTTTCGTTGTCGTCCTTTACGTCCTCCGGGGTTGTCTCCTTGTTGTCGGCTTTCTGAAAGAATCGGTCGCGGTAACGCTTGCGCCACTGTGTGTCTAATTCTTCATACTTACCTTTCCAATCTTCCCCGGTGCGGGTTTCGTAGTCCTTGAAAGTATCGTCGATGTCTTCGATAATCGTTAATGCGTCGTCGCTTGTGTCGTCGCCCAGACGGGAACGAACAGCGGCTAAAATTTCGTCACGGGTTCTTACTGCCATGTTTAACACTCCTTTCTATGTTTCACGTGAAACTTTAGTATTTCTTTAAGGCAAACCAGATAGGCATAGACCGTTTCCAATCTGGCTCAGGGTTCGGGTTCGGGGGTGGTACGGGTGAACCCTCCCACCAATCAAACCAATAACGGGCATACCGTTGGCGGTCGGGTTGGTCGATTTCTTCGGGACGTTCAAAGTTCTTTAAAAAACAATCGGCTAAATATTCCGGTGTTTGCGTGCTAACTTTAAATTCCCCGAACGTTTCCGGGTATTGCGTTGTAGGAATCCACTGTCCTACACTTGCGGTTACTGTATCAATCCATATTAACTGTGCGTCGCCGTCGTCGTTTGCGTAGCCGTTAGCCGCCGCCCAATCGGTAAAGTTAGTTGAGGGTGTCCACTGTACCAACCCCCAACCTAACGACGGGTTAGGGTTGAGGTTCTGCCATATTCCGGGGTTAATTGTGCTTTCTTTCTGCATATTCCCCAACATGCCTGCAATAGCGTTTTTAGTCCAACCCTTCAAAAGCAACGTGTTAAAAATAATTTGTGCATTGTTCTGCATTTCCCCGGTTGATAAATAACGGTTGCCCTTAATCCAGTTTGTTTTAGCACCGCCGCCGTACCTCCACAATTCAAGCCAACTTGACGCACTGGAAGGGTTAGAGTTAATAGAAACTTGCTGTTCAAGTGGAACTTTGCTTGAATGAGCACCCATTGTGTGGTTACTATCGAACGCCATTTCTGTGTGGCCTGTTCGTATTAGAATATCGCCGGGTTTCCACGGTTGAGTCGTTCCCATTTTGATGAAACCTAACAAGCGTAAAGCATTAGCCATAGTTCCGGTTGTGAAAGCCCACGTTGAACCGCCGTTAGCCTTAACCACGTCGAACCCGCCCACCTTTAACGCAAACCATATAAATGACGAACAATCATAATATGTAATGCCGTTAACGGTCTTTTCCATGCGGTTCGCCTGACTATAACCAATGTTTGGAGCGTTACACTTTTCAATAGCCCATTCGTAGGATGTCTGAATACTTGCCATGTGTTAACCTCCGTACTTGTTTAAAATAGGCAACAACTCATTAACGCAAGCCTGAACCGTAACGGGATTGTACCCCGCTTTTGTTAACCTCTGCTTGCGGTCATCACCGTTTCCGAACTGCCCCGCAATCACAAGCAACGCTACCGATACAGTATCAGGCAAGTTAATAGCAGTAACTGTCATGTTTAACCCTCCTTGTCTAACCTTTCCGCTAGCTTTAATAAAGCACTTGTATTATTGTTAAGTGCTTCACTCATTTTGGTCATTTCCTCTTTGTGCTGTTCGTCACTTTTAACCATGTGCCAAAACAACGCCCCACAAGCCACAATGGGAAAGCCCAAACTTCCTACAAGCTGAATCAATGAGTTAACATCCATTAAGTATCCTCCTTTCATTACCTTATTATATAGTATAACACACTCCCGATTATAAAGAAATATTTTTGTAGAAAATCGAAATAAACACTTGCATTTTCTCCCGACTTATGCTATACTAAATGTAGCTCAAGAAAAGAGATTGAGCGGGTTAAGAATGACACGAAAACAGTTAGTTAAAGAAAAGGAGAAAAAACAATGGCAAGAGCGGATTTTTCAAGAAGTATTATTACAAGTACAATTAAGGTTGCGGCGGTTAAGGTCGTCGGCGGCAAGGTAGAAACAAAAGAGTTAGCCCCGATTGTCCATGTTGGAACGTCAGCAGTTAAAGACGACAAGGCTACAAAGTTAGCAAAAGCAAAATACGAAACGGAACCGTCCGTTGTAGTTTTAGGAATCGACGTTAAAGAAGAAGTCAGAGGAATGGACTTTGAAACCTTTATGAAGTACAGCACCCCGGTAGAACGTCCAGCAAGTCAGCAGAAACCGAAAGATAAGGAAGCAGTAAGCAAGTAAAAATTTTCAATTAAGATTAGCTGTCCTAACGGCTTGACGGGGAGAAAGCGAGAAACAATATGAAAAAGAACGAATTTAACCCGGTAGCAGAGATCAACACCCCTTTCACAAATGAGGAATACATCTATAACGAAAGCACAGCGGTTGCACCTGTTAGCATGGACAACGACAATCATTTTATTGCAGACCTTACATCCAGACAGACAACGTACTGTTCACTGGTTGTAACTACTACGGCTGAAAAGGCTATGCTGTTTAAGGCAATGAACAACCCGGAAAAGCGGGTGGGGGATTGCATCAACATGACTATTAACGCTAAAGACCTGTTCTGTGAAGTTGTTAACTGTATCAATCAGCAGACGGGAGAGGTTAAGGCTTGCCCCCGTATCGTTATTATTGACGACAAAGGCGTAGGTTATCAGGCTGTTTCTTTAGGTGTTTACAGTGCGATTAAGAAAATCATTCAGGTTTTTGGAGCACCGTCATGGAAAACCCCGTTACCGCTTGTTGTTAAGCAGATTACTAAAGGCGACCGCAAAATTTTAACTTTCGACGTTGAGTTTAAATAAGAAAGGAGAACGGGCGGGCGGTTATCATTAACCGCCCGCCTTATTTTAATATGATGACACGAAACGGGATTGTATATAAATTAGAACTTTCCCCGTATACGTTTACTATTGATGAAACAACGTTTTGTTTTTCATCAAAGAACCATCTTGAAAAGTTCACGGAAAAGCTAACAGAGAACAGAGAGCTAATCAGGTATTCATTAAGTAAACGTTTCGGGTTTAACATTAACATTGAATTATTAGCTGATATTGTTCTATATTCTAAAGTAGAAACAAGGGGCTTTCTAATCATTCGCAAGGGGGATACTTACCTATGCAAAAAAGATATAATATTAAGTGGCGGGAAAGTGACGAAAAAGAATTAGCGAAAGCAGTTCGTAAATTCAACGCTAAACGCACACGTCTATTAAAACAAGTTCCAGAATTAGAAGAATTTTTACCCGCTAAAATTTCAACTAAAGAAATACGGGAACAGGTAAAGACACGGCGAGATTTAAAAAACGAATTAAACAGTATTGAACGATTTATGCGTAAAGGTGCGGAAAAACCCATAGTTACAAAGGAAGGCATAAAAACAACCGCATACGAAAAGAAAGAAATTGGAATTAAAGTAAGGGCAATTAACGCCCGTAGAACGGCAGAACGAAAACGGGCTAATGTTTCAACGGAAAAGGGAACTATGGGAACAATCAGGGAAAATAATTTAAGACCTAAACAAGTTGACATTAACAAGATTAAAAAATCCGATTGGGAAAAGTTCAAAGAAAGCGTTGAAAAACAAGCTCGTGACAGCTACTTTCAGGACAAATACGAACGTTACAAAGAAAACTTTATGAAAGGGTTAGAAAACGCTTTCGGTGAGAAAGGAAAGGAATTACAAGAAATAGCGGAACAAATACCCGCCGAACAGTTAACGCAAATGTATTATGACGACCCTATTTTACAAATTGATTTTATCTATGACCCGTTAGAAATGGACGTTAAAATAGAAGCAATGACGGAACATTTAACCGGGTATCTTGAAAACATGAATGTAGAATAACGTATAATAGGGGGGTAGTCATGTTATATACGGCAGATTTTGAAACAACTACCGACCCCGCCGATTGTCGCGTATGGGCGTATGGTATATGTGAAATAGGAAACCCCGATAATTTCCAATACGGAAACAGTATTGACAGGTTTATGGAATGGGCTAAAAAAGAAAAGAAAGTTACAACCTATTTTCACAACTTAAAGTTTGACGGCGAATTTATACTGTGTTGGCTGTTTGAACATGGGTTTAAATTGGTAGTCAATAGACGGGATTTAACCGACAACACGTTTACAACACTTATAAGCGACAAAGGGCAATTTTATAGTATGGAAATATGCTTTAAACGCCGGGGAAAGGAACGGGAATCTTTAACAATATATGATAGTTTAAAGATATTACCCTTTTCGGTTGCCGCTATTGCTAAAGGCTTTAACTTGCCTATTAGCAAACTTGAAATTGACTATCACGAAACAAGAGAAAAAGGACACGAACTAACACAGCAAGAAATAGACTATTTAAGAAACGACGTTGACATAGTTGCAAGGGCGTTAAATACTTTGTTTGAACAGGGTTTAACCAAAATGACGCAAGGAAGTAACGCCCTATACGATTATAAACAAACGGTAGGAACTAAAAACTTTAACAAGTGGTTTCCTATCCCGGACTATGATAGTGACATAAGGCAATCATACAAAGGCGGCTTTACTTACCTTAACCCTAAATTTAAAGAACTTGACTTATCAGAGGGTATTGTATTAGACGTTAATAGCCTTTACCCGTCTGTTATGTATTACCAACCGTTACCATATGGTGAGGGAATTTTCTTTAAAGGTAAATACAAGCCTGATAAGATATATAACTTATATGTACAAATGTTTACTTGTCAATTTGAATTAAAACCGGGATATATTCCGACTATACAGTTAAAGAACAATCTTTCTTTTATACCTACACAATACCTTGAAAGTAGCGACGGGGAGGACGTAACACTTTGTTTAACTAATGTTGATTTAGAATTATTTATGGAACACTACAATGTTTTTAACATAGAATATCATAGCGGTTGGAAATTTAAGTCAACAATAGGTTTATTTAAAGACTATATAGAAAAGTGGAATAAGGTTAAAATGGAAAGCACATTAAACGGAAACAAGGCTATGCGAACACTTGCTAAGCTTATGCTTAACGCTTTATATGGCAAGTTCGCACTAAATCCAAACGTTCAATCTAAATTGCCATGGTATGATAACGGCGTGATTAAGTATAAATTAGGTGAGAAAGAAACAAGAGAACCTATATACATACCCGTTGGAACGTTTATAACTGCATGGGCGAGGTATAAAACAATTAGTTCAGCGCAAAAGGTTTATGACCGTTTTGTATATGCCGATACAGATAGCCTACACCTTGTAGGAACTGAAATACCCGATATGTTAGAGATAGACCCGGTTAAGTTAGGAGCGTGGAAACATGAAAGCACATTTACACGTGCACGGTTTATAAGACAGAAAAGTTATATTGAGGAAATAGACGGAGTGTTAAATATCACGTGTGCGGGTATGCCTGATAGGTGCTATCAATATGTAACGTGGGATAATTTCCACACAGGCGCAACATACACTGGAAAATTAGGTATGGCGCACGTTAACGGAGGTATAGTATTAAAAGACATTCCGTTTTCAATAAAATATTGACAGAATGAAACAAATATGATAAGATAGGCGCATAAGGTTAGTTAATTAAGTTTTAACGGACTTATCGGGTGCTACGGGGTGAAATCCGCCGATTAAGTTTATAGGGGTTGCGCCTACGTTACTACATTAACTAACCTTTGTTTTAATTGGAGGTGTTAACATGAAATACGGCGGTAAATATTGGAATATTAAACAGTATCTGCCCTATCAGCGTTGCTTTAACCTTATCAATAGTGAACGTTCGATAGGTAAAACATACACAACACAGGGTTATTTTTTGGAGCGCGCTATATTACACGACGAGGAATTTATTTATATTGTACGCACACAAGATGAAAAGGAAAAATCGGTATTTGAAAAAACCTTTGCTAAAGTGTGCGCTAAAGAATATAGTGAATATCAATTTGAATTTACGAAAGACGAATGTTATTTAAGGGTAGAGGACGAAAGTGGTGAGCTTGTTGAGAAGAAATCTTTAGGTCACTGTATAGCATTATCAGAAGCAACAAAGGCTAAAAAACTAAACTTTCCTAACGTTAAATGGTTAATGTTTGATGAATACATAGTTGACGAAAAGGAAAAATCAGCATATGTTAACGGATGGAACGAACCCGACTTATTATTAAAAATTTATCATACCGTAGACCGTGAACGTGACCATGTTGTATGTTTCTTACTTGCTAATAATATAACATTCTTTAACCCCTACCATATGCACAAGGCTTTTAATATTCCACATGTCGAAAAAGATAAAGTATGGTTTAGTGAAAACGTTTTGTTTCATTGGGTAAGCGCAAGTTTACAACTAAAACAGGAAAAAGCTAAATGCAAGTTCTTGCGTATGATTGAATCAACCGACTACGGAACGTATGCAAAGGACGGCGAATATATTAACGATAATATTAACTTTATTATGGATAGAACGCCCAACGCCCGCTATGTATTCACTATTGAATATGAAGGTGACAAGTTCGGTATATGGCAAGATAGCAAAATAGGGCTTGTGTTTATAGATAGTAAGGTTGACCCGTCTTGTGTTCTTAACTATGCGTTTACGGTAGGCGACCATAAAGAAAACACGCTATTAACAAAGTCAAGAAATAATAACTTGCTTATGTGGCTTGCTAATAACTTTAAGCGTGGTAACGTTCGTTTTATAGATATGAGGGTTAAGGTTAAAGCGGAACAGGCGTTAAAGTTAATTTTGTAGTTGACAGATAACGTTAAGTATGATATACTTATAGTATGAAAGGAGGTTGTAACATGGATTACAAAACAAATGTAGAATTTCTTGACTGGTTAATGTGGGATAAGGAAGTTAATGAAAAGGAATGGTTAGAAGCAAGCGAAGAAGCGAAAGCGGCGTTGTATAAAGAGTTCAAAGAAACAAGGAGGAAAAGAAAATGAACGAAATTAAATTCGTACCAATTAAAGTGTTGCGCGGTTAATTAACAATCAGCCCACACCCCACACCAAACACCCCGGTGGTTAAAGTTAACACACCGCCGGGTCTTGGTACCGTGGCCGAGCCAACAGCATACTA